GAGCGCCCATTGTGTGGGGTTCTCAGATTGTGGGCGACAACATCTCAATAGCATCTGAAAACGCGGTGGCCTATGCCAACGGCGTGGCCTACTGGATGGGCGTGGACAAGTTCTACAAATACCAAGGAACCACCCAGACGCTCAACTGTGACCTGCGGCAATATGTGTTTGAAAACATCAACAAGCAACAGTTTGACCAAGTGTTTGCTGGGACAAACGAAGGCTTCAATGAAATCTGGTGGTTTTACTGTTCCGGTACAAGCACCACGGTGGACAGTTATGTCATCTTCAACTACGCAGAAAACCAAGGCCAGGGCTGCTGGTATTACGGCTCTCTAGCCCGAACCGCGTGGCTAGACTCTGGATTAAGGGATTACCCCCTTGCCGCCACCTATGAAAGAAATCTGGTTGACCATGAGGTTGGTGTGGATGACAACACGACCGGAACGGCTGTGGCAATTGAGTCTTTCATCACCTCCGCAGAGTTTGATGTAGAAGATGGGGATCGGTTTGGCTTTATTTGGCGGCTGTTGCCAGATGTAAAGTTTGTTGGCTCAACTGTTACAAACCCCCAGATCACCATGTATCTCAAGCCTATGCAGAACTCAGGCTCTGGGTATAACAGCCCCTCATCGTTGGGCGGGTCAGACAACGCCTCTGTGACTCGCACGGCAACGGTTCCAATTGAAGCGTTTACAGGTCAGGTGTACATCAGAGTGCGTGGCCGTCAGATAGCCATGGAGTACCGGTCAACTACGCTTGGTGTTCAGTGGCAAGCTGGCTCACCCCGTATTGACATTCGTCAGGACGGCAGACGCTGATGGCTACAGCCTTCACCCGGTTCCTCCGCAAGTTCAGAGCGCCTGCTCTGTCCATTCCACCTATTGACTACGCCAAGGTGGATGAGGATCAGTTTCGCAACATGCTCCGCATCTATTTCAACCAGATTGACGGCGCATTTGGAAACCTACTGGACACAACGGGGGGTAAGTACATTAACTTCCCCTACGGGGCATTTTCCAGCGATCAGGATCAAACTACCACGGCCAACACGGCCACGTTGATGACTCTAAACACCACGGATTTTTCTAACGCCGTGAGCATTGATACATCCAAAATCACTGTGGCAAATGCCGGTATATACAACCTGCAATTCTCAACGCAGTTTCAAAACACCAACAATCAAATTCAAGACATCAGCATTTGGCTAAAGCAAAACGGCACTGACATTGCTGGCTCCACAGGGTTTATCTCAGTCCCAAACTCTCACGGCGGTGTGAACGGCCACATAATCTCAGGGTGGAATTATTTTGTGTCGATGGCTGAGAATGATTACATTCAAATTTATTGGACAACGACCAATGCTACAGTGACGAATCAAGCCTATCCTGCATCTATAAGCCCAGTGCGTCCATCAACCCAATCGGTTGTGGCTACCCTTTCATTTGTTTCAGCTTTACCGGTGACCTAATATGGGATTTTTCCAAGACCCCGTTGGGGCCACAACTGCGTTTTTTAACAACCCAAGTTCAGCGGCTCCTGGGAATATCGTACCCGGCATAGACAATCCATTCCAAAGCGGTCAGACGGTTTGGCTCCCGGGCGCTGGTGGTTTAAACCCACTCAACTCTCAATCCGCAGTTGGTCAACTGACCAAAGATTTGGGCGCACTAAACCCATACAACCCCGACTCCGTAGCCGGGAAAGTTGTCAATAACATTGGCAAGGACATGGCGAAAGACCCGGTCAAATGGATTGCAATTGCAGCGGCAGTTGCAGCGGGTCAGCCACAGCTTATCCCATACATCAATGGAGTGGCAACGGTAACCAGCAAAAACGCCAGCCCTGAAGAATGGCTCACCGAAGGGGCCAAGGCTTACCTTATTTCTTCTGGCGGGGAGTGGGTTAAAAGCAATATCGCAGGGGTTGGCCCACAGACGGACATCACCACGGGAGAGACATTTGCAGGTACAGGCGCGTCTGGAGCGGCAGGGTCGGCTCAGGTTGGAGCGGTTGCAGGCAACATCTCCAGGAACATCTTTGCCACCGCCGCTCGACAAGGCAACACTGACATCAACAGCGCCCAGATCGTCACTGGGGCGCTAACCAGCGAAGCCTTAAACGAAGCGTTTAAACAAATGCCCGGGTTTGATGGGTTAAGCAAGGCAGAGCAGTCGGCAACAGTTAACGCATTTAAAACGGCATTTAACAAAGACAGCAACGCCGCCTATCAATTGTTTAACCAGGGCTTTGATGCCACCGTAAAAGGCCTAAACCAAACGGCGAGGTATGCGGGGTACAAAGATTTAAACGAGCGAAATGCAGTAAATAATTTTGTAATGGCTGGCGGCAGCAACGAAGACATCAATGCACTAACCCAAAGGGAAAAAGCATCGGAAGATTTGCAAACTGCCTATGCGCCAGAACTTGAAAAGTACAACACCTGGAATGACAGGGTTGCTAAATATAACGAAGACCTAGCAAAATACAAGTCAATACCTATTGACTGGACTACTAACCCAGTAAGAGGGAAAGCATATGCTGATTTAATGGGCCAGTGGAATTGGATGCAAGATGCTGCAAACCAGCCTATGGCATACAACGAGCTATATGGCCTATGGGAAAACTCCGACAATGCTTGGAAAGATGTAACCACCTACACGGGCAACTTAAAAACTTTGCAAGAACAAGGCTGGGACAGCCTAGCCCAGCAAAAAGAAGCTGCCGCCGCTGGGTACACAACGCCTGAAGCCTATGACACATACCTGACCGATAAAAGGGCAAAAGAAGATGCTGACGCTGCGCAGGCAGAAATTGATCGCATAGCAAAAGAGGCGGCTGAGTCCCAGGAATCTGCGCGGCAAGCCGCTATTGCCGAGCAAAATAGATTGGATGCAGCCGAGGCTGAACGCAAAGCCAATGATGAAGCCGAACGGCTCCGTCTGGCTGGCTTAGAAGAGAAAAAAGAGGTTGATTTAAACAAGGTGGTCACGGGCGGTGACACCACTGACGAAGATGCAGAACAGGCCAAGCGTGTTGCGGAGTTTGGTAAGGATTTAACCGGGGGCGGCAAGCAAGATTTGGGTGAAGTTGATGTAAACACCCCTATTTATAGTGAGGACTCCACCGGGATGGGGGCGTACAAATACGACCCCACATCTGGAACCTACACCTATACAAGTGATGATGGTTCCACGCTGACGCTTGATGGCGATGGGAATATTGTTGGCTCTACCGAGTCAACCGACACCTCCTGGACGGGGTTAACGGACACGGCTACCGGAAACTTAAAGCTTCCAAAGCTTCCGGGCGGCAAGATGCCTGTGGTCAAGCCTCCCACCCAAAGGGTCGCAACAACAAAACCCATAACCACTCCCGCTGGAACGGGCAACACTGCCGTGCCAACGGGCGGCAACGCCGCCGCTCAGCCGGGTGGTGGTTTAAACGTACCCGCACTGCTTGCAATCATGTCTGGGTTAAATCAGCCGCAGCAACAGGTTCAGCAAACGCAAGAGCCAGCGCAGGATTTCCAATATTTCGATTGGTCAGCAGATCCATTTGCATCCAAAACAAAAGACAAGACAAACCCCACCGGCCAGCCTAAAATGGCTGGAGGTGGTTCCGTAGATGAACTTTTAGAAATCCTGCGAAGGAGCGGCATATGAGTTGGGAAGATTATGTAGACGATGGGATGGGCTACTATGAAGACAATCCCAATACAGGCGCAGACCCGGGTGCAACCATAGGCCCAAGCGAAAGTGATTCTTCTTTGGGGTGGACTCCAGAGCAACAAGAAGCTTTGCAAGCCGAATATGAGGGTCTTGCCCAGTTTAACCGCCCAGAAATGATGGATGACGGGGCCGTTGTCTACAAGCAGAATGACGGCACATACATAGATATGTACGGCAACAAGATGGCCGCTGACAAATCATATGTGGCTGGAGAGTCACCCTCTACCGTTTTCACCCCAACGCAAGAGCAAACATCTGCGTTTGACAAATGGCTTTCCGGGGTTCCTGATGCTGTAAAGGGTTACTTTACGAAGAAGGATTCGGCTGGTA